AAGCCATTTAAAACTCCTAAATTAAAAAATTAACCTTTTCCAAAAGTCACCGTGGATTTCTTCTCATTAAAGAGAGGCATCCTTGGGTCATTCTGGCGCATAAGATTATTGTCTACAGCATCCATTTGATTTTCGGCTTGAATTCGGTAATGTTGATTACGTTGGTCAACGAACTCTTCTGGAGTTTTGCAAAGCAATAACCCGCCAATCTCAATGTTGTCTTTAAAACGACTATTGGGATCAACTAGCAGTTGAAACTTGGGTTGTTCTTCTAGTGCTACAGGCTCCCAACCTTCTCTTAGTTTCCCAGAGAGATTGCGGGGGTCCGCCTGATTCAACGTCGAAGTACGAATCCATCTATACGCATACCCAGCCTGTTTGTCGGGCTCAGGGAGCAATTCTGCTGGCGCCCACTGCTTAGGACGTTCGCTTGTTGCACGAGTATCTAATTCACGAGTCAGTCTGTTATTAGCCATTTGAAGCCTCCAATTTCTGTTGTTCACGGGCATATACTTCCGGGGTTAGACCTAATTTTTTGATTAGAGTCATTTGTGACTGCTTTAACCGTACCTGTTTGGAGGACGTCGAGCGAGTCGCCGGAGCTACAACCGTACTTGGCTTTGCTTTCGGTGCTGTTTGAGGCTCCGATTCTGGCTCAGCCTGACTACTTTCTTCCATAGTATCGAAATACTCTGAAAATTTACTGCGCATTGTTTTGTCAATGTGCTTGAAGTATTGATCTGTACCCACGATTTTTGGACCGTATTCGTCAACCAATTCTTCATGTATTCCTACAGCAAAGTTTGACATAGCTTTTTTGGAGCCATACCAAGGATTTTCATCCAACCAAGATTGCGTTTTGGCGTCAATCTGTGGGGCACTTTCCTGCCTTTGTGGTATTTGTACCTCATTTTCTGGTTCTTGTAAAGCACTAGGCCTAAATTGTTTTACCTGTTGTGCTTTATATGTTGCTTCTGAAAGAGCGGTTTGCGCTTCAACAATGCGATCTGAATCACCAGACTCAAGCGCTTCTTTATACTCACGCTTAGCCATAGCCAACGTAGTGTCGGCAGCATTTTGAACCGTCTCTATGTAGGTTTTTTCGCCCGTATTGTATGCTTGGCGTAGTTTTTTGTTCTCTTCTATAACGTGTTTGGCTAGATTAATTGCCTCTTGCTGTTCACGCAAAGCAGCTTCTTTAGCCCGTCGCTCATCGTTCCAGACCTTTTTATACTGCTTAATCCGTTCTTTTTGCGCCTTGGGATCTAGCTCTTCGTTGTCCTCATCGGCAACTTCTAGCTTCTTAACAACCTCTTCGGGCATAGGTTTTTTATCTTTATCCTCTGGAGGGGTGTCGTCTTCGACAATGTATTCGACTTCTTCAGCCTCAGTTTCTAAGGGTTTACCCTTATCTTCTTGTTCATCGGGGAACTTAAATTGTTGTTTTTCAAACTCAGCCATGATTTAGCTCCTATATAAATTTACGGGTTATGCCACGAGGATCCTGAACAACGGCTTCAACTGAGTCGTCATTAATAATCCTAAACTCCCGACCATGTATCACCAGTCTTGTCCCGGCATTAGGGCGAACCAAAATAAAATCCCCTTCTTTGCAGTAAGGGCCATTAGGAAAACGTTCTTTGTCGTTATAGCAGTCTGGGCCTAGCTTAACTACAAACAAAACCGTAGTTAGTAGCTCATCATGTCGTCTTGTTTCATCAGACTTAATAATCCCGCTATCAAATGCTTCCTCTACTTCAGGAATAGCACATAATATGCGATATCCAGCTGGTTCAGGTAGTTGCTTTGCTTTCTCGGCTTCTGTCGCCTCAAAATTTATCGCTCCTACAATTTGTGGTTTATTGGGGTTTGAGCCAATAAGTATTTCATTCATCAGAATGCTCCATCGTTTGTCTAAGGTCTGTTATGTCCTGCCGTGCGAGAAGTAGACCATGAATCTCCCCACACATTCTTTGGTAGTCGGCAAAGTCTTTGGCTTGACCGGAGGCTACCCATTCTCGCTTTTGGGCGATATTTCTGTCTAACTCTTGTATCAAAACTTCTAATGCGTTCATTACTCTCCTTTACGGGTTTGTAACATTTGAGCTCTGGATTTGGCCAGATCAATACCTAACTTAGCGCCAATCTCACCTTCTTTTGCAAGGCGATTTTTAGCGTCTTCGTTAACTTTAATAGTTGCATTCATAGCAGCAATCTTTTCTTGCGACTCAATCCTATCTCGCTCAATCTGTAATTGATCGGCTTTACCAGCAGCATCAGCGGCAAGCTTTTTAGATTTAAGATCAAGTTCAGCTTGTTTGATTGACAATTCTTGCTGTTGCATTTGAACAATCGGATCCTGAGCTGCTTGTTGCGCTTGCTGTGCCCGTATCTCATTAGTGTCACGTTGCAACAATACTTGAGACGCTTTAGCTGCCAACTGTGATATACGTACCTCAACTTCTTGGGGCATGGCTTTTTCACTAGAGTCGTCTTCATCTGGGTGGAATGGTAACTCAACACCCATTTCCATTTCCATCTGTTTACGGTACTCATATGCAATGTGTTCATTAACGTGCGCCATCATTGCAGACTGCATTACTTGAGCTTGCGGATTTTGCCCAACTAATTGCATGATTTTTGGATCTTGCATAGCGGCCATATGAACAGCAATGTGTGCTTGATGGTCTTGGTAATAGAACGCCTTGACTGGCTTCATCATCAAAATGTTTTGGTTCTCAGTAATTGGATCTTCGGGTTTTTGATCTTCAGGTAACTTAACCAACTGCTGAGCATTTTTAATACCTAGCACATCCAACATCTGTCTGTGGAGTTTTGGTAAGTTATATATTTGTGGTGCGCCTTGAGCCAATTGGAGTACTGCTTGATACTGTACGATCTTCTGCGCCATTGTTGCAGCATTTGGATCGCTGACAGGAATTACATTTACGTTGTCGTAGTCAGACTTCTTAGCTCTTGGTGAGCCTTCAACTGGCTCATAGGTATAGGTATCTGGAGTGTAATCTCTAATTATGTCTCGAAGTAAACGAAGCTCCTCTTTAAATGAATAGTGGATGCGGGCTTGTACAGCGGACATTATCTTGAGCGTACGCTCCAGAATAGCTAGAGTTGTGCCAACAGGTGCCTGTGCACTCATGTCGCTAATCTTCATATCTGCTGCAGATGCAAAGCGACGTCCCTCTTCAATAATTTGATTCATTAATTGAGCTAGAACTTGGCTAGGTTCTTTGTAAGGAAGCGTCATGATGTTGTCTTTCATCGTGCCGCTTGGCACGTCTACATCACGAAACTCTCCAGGGCTTATCGGGGTATCGTCACCTTTAACTCGCAATCCACGGGCCTTAAAGCCGCCAGGCAAGTTTGCCAATGATCCGGCATCAACGAGTTGGCGGAGGATACTAGTACCTGATTTAGCAAACGCCCCGATAAGATGAATGAGCCCAAAGCAGTAGAAACCAAAACCGGGAATATAACCATAATGCACAAAATGCGAGCGCTTTTTCTTATGCTCATCTTCTGGTCTCCAATTACGACGTATTGCAAGAACAGTACTACTTGCTTTGTCGATAGATACTATATACGGTAAGGCTATACCGGTCTCTTTTCCGTCTTCTTCATCTTCATATCCAGGAAGATCAAGATCAACTTGCATTTCAAGAATCTTATAGCGATCATCTGTAGTGGCTCTAAAGCCCATTTTTTCAGCGATCTTTTTCTCAACTTCATCAAACGAATCAACAGGGTCTGATAACTCAATATCACGATAAAATCCTGCAACTTGTAATTTGCGCAGCTCGTTGGGAGTCTTACGCATTACATGCGTTACCCGTGGCGAACTAGCTAAGTCAGATGCACCATAAGGAACAACTAAATCTTCTGCGGGTACAAACATAGATACCTGACGACCAATACTTGGGTCGTAGTACACCTTCTTAAACGCATTACCTGATAGACCCAAGCCCCAGAGCATGCGCTCATGTTCAGGTCGGAATTCCTGCATCACATCTGTTAACTGATAGTTCATATCATCAGCAACACGCTCAGCAGCGTCCTTCTTCTCTTGCGTCTCTTTACCAACGATAGTTGTCTTTACTGGGCCAGCTGCTGGAAACGTTTCCATGACGGTCTCAGCTTGAAACCGCACTAGCGTTTCGCTAAGTAAAGGATGATATACGCCGCAAGCGCCTTCCCATGGCTCGGTACGCTCTTCTATATTCATACCTAGTAACTGGATACCATCTACATAGGTTTGCATCCAATCTTTACGGCTGCTAACGTCTTCATTAAAATCGCCAATTAACTCACCAGCTAAAGACTGTAGTTGGTCTTCGCTCATGTACTCAGCTAAGTTAGCGTCAAAGTCTTTATCGCTTGGCTTTTCTTCCTCAACACGCAGGATGGGCATACCGTCAATGCCAATCTCAACTGACTCGGGATCCTCAATCTCGATTTCAAGCTCTGGCCCTTCTTCCATCATTGGAAGCGCAGCTAACCCTAACGGGGCTTGTGATAGTGCTTTATCTATTGCCATATATTTACCTATACGTTGTAATAGCCTTTATGCCTACGTGACTTAAACTGTTTTGGCTCGTCTTCATAGTCAGACTCCAATGATACAAAGCCACCTCTTCTATATCTTAATAATGCTTGGGTCATTGAATCCACTAAGTCATCATGCTCACCACTTGGAAACGACGCAGTCTCTTCAACTAGCTCATCTGCCCAGTGCGTATTTGGAACCCAAACCCTCCCAGATGCAAATATATCAGCAACTGCGTTCAAACGGGCGATTTTATCGCTTCCTTTACTCGGGACATACTCTTGTACAGGTATACCCATCGCTCGTAACTCAAATACTAGCGGGGCTCCGGAGGCTTTTGCTTCAACAATAAGTGCATCAGGTTCCCACTCTTTATAGTGTTCCATAGCCTTTTGCTTTAGTTCTGGAAACTCCATCCGTTCTTTAAATGAATCTAAGAGGATTATATTTGGAACCTCAAGCCCTCGGCTATTAGCTTGGTAGAACACCCCCCATGTTGTACAAGCACAGTAGTCTGACCGCTGAGTTTTAAGGAAGGCTGTATCCCAAGACTGGATTAAAAACTCGCACTGCGGTGGGTGGTCATGCTCCCAGATCTGCCACCACTCTCGCTTCACAATAGCACTAACATCTGATGTCGGCGACTGCATGTACTGTGCCATCCATTTGGCATTAGGAAGTTCCTGCTTTAGAGCAGTTAACTCAGCCAGGCTCCAGAACCCAGGCCACAGAGGCTCTTCGTCAGGCAATATGGCAGGGAACTCAATGACTTCCCACTCCTCACCAGAGCGTTGTTGCGCTGCTTTTACAACCTGAGCAGTCAAGTCCCTTTTACTCCACCGGGTCATCACTATGATGATTGAGCCTCCAGGCTGGAGACGCTGCCGTGGACCAGATGTATACCACTCGTACGTTTTGTCGTACACGTCTGGGTTGCTCTCAGCTAGAGTTGCCTCTTGTTCTGAGTGCGGATCGTCAATGATGAGGATATCAGCGCCTTTACCAGTAACCGCTCCGCCAACACCGATTGCAAAGTAGTCTCCGCCCTTATTAGTCGCCCAACGACCTGCTGCCTTTGAATCTGCCTGAAGCCCGACTCCCGGAAAGATTGACTTGTAAACGTCTGAGTCGACCAAATTACGGACTTTCCGTCCGAAGCCCACAGCAAGCTCAGCGGTATGGGAGGTTTGAATAACCTTTTTCTCTGGAAATTTACCAAGAAACCAAGCAGGAAGGAGGTAACTAGCAAATTCAGATTTTGTATGACGAGGTGGCATATTAATGATAAGTCGTTTGCATTCTCCTCTTGCGACCCGTTCAAACGCTGATGCCATTTCTTCATGATGTGCTCCTTCTATAAAGCTAGGCCATGCTTTTTTAACAAAAGCCATGAAATGTTCTTGTGCAGAGTCCTGTTCTTCGTCAACTACCGTGGTATCTAGGTCTTTATACCAAGTTCTGAGCTC